GCAATTCGCCTACGTTTTTGTAGCCTAATGCTGAAGCAGCTGCTGTACCACCGCCTAATGTAGACAGCAACGAACCGATGCCAGACAACTGGCCGGGTGTATTGGTAACTGAACCAGTGGGCAAACCAGAGATCATGTCGCGCTGGAATTGCACTTGCTGATATGGATACTGACGCTGCTGATTAAACTCGGCCAAGTCAGCCGCTGTACCTTCAGCAGTAATACCGCGCTGTTGCGCACCGCCAGCCAGCTGGGCATTGATGTTACCCACGTTAGCTTGGTTCTCCATGTTGCCCAAGTTGCCTTGAGTCTGAGCACCCTGCAAACCAGCTTGCAGACCTTGCAATCCGTATGTGGCACCAAACTGTGCCTCTTGCATTTTGCGTTGCTGATCAGCGTTAAATTGCTGCTGTGCATTGGTGTATGCGTTAGCGTAGCCCTGACCTGTGATGTTGGCCAAGTTAGTGCCAAGGTTACGCTGCGTCTCTGCATCGAGGATAGCCTGACGGCCACCGCCAAACGCGCCAGCTTGCGTCATCTTGGCAGCATTCTGGGCTTGGGTAATCTGTGACTGACGGCGAGCTTCATCCCACTGGGGATTTAATGAAGCCTGCAAATACGGGTGCATGTAGTTCTGTGCCTGAGTGGAATCGAACGCTGAAGTCGTAGGTGTATAAGACAGGTTCTGCGCAGTGTTGGCGATATTGCCAGCAGTGTTTGCCGCAGCCCCAATGCTTGATGGAACAGTCAAAGAGCCGAGGCCTTGGAACGCTTGCGTCTGCAGACCGGATTCACCAGCTGTCAGAGGACCTTGGTAAGCTTGGTAAGGCGTCTGGGCCAGAGCTTGGGCTTGGCCAAGGTAGTTGGTGATATACGGCGCAGCCCAGTCGGCTAGGCCTTGCGTATTGGTCGATCCTGCGGGTAGTGTTGCGTCAGCCATGACAGCTCCTTAAGCGGGTAAATACTTGTGCGCTTTTGTATCAGCAGCAACATTCTTGGTTTTGCGGCGCGCCTTCTGGACGCGGTCCATCATGGCGTAAAGCTTCTGCGCGCCTGCGTCTGTAGAGCCGTTACCCAACTCGGATACGATTCTTGCTGGTACAACGAATTCACCTGTGGCTAGGCGAGCTGGCTGTTTACCTCCGATTGTCGCAGGAATTGAGTCAGAAACTCCGTCACCTGGGCCTTTGAGTAAGCGTCCGCCATCTGAGTAACCACCCAGATCAGAGATGCCACCGCCGCCGTACATCATTCCACCGCCAGCAGCTTTTTGCGTGTAGGTTGTGGGAGAGAAGTAGTTAACGCCACCAGCTCCAGGACGCGCTGGCGCTGCACCAGCTACTGGTCCATAGGGAAGTTGTGAACGATTGGCCTGCAAAGATGGGATCGTGCCGCCTGAACCCGTAGAACTACCACCACCCTTGTTCATCATGGCCATCAGAGCCAACAACATCATCAACATATTGTTGTTGTTTGCAGCAGGCTTTGCAGCTGCGGCGGGAGTCGTGGTATTTTTTCCGGGTGTTGTTGTGTTTTTACTGTTATCAATAATCTCTTTGATTGTCTTTGTCTCAAGAGTCTTATCGTTAACATTAACAGTTTTACCAGTGTTAATGACTTGACCATCTTTGGTAACAGTCAAAACTTTGCCATCTGTTGTGATAACAGTTTTTGTTCCGTCAGCATTGGTAAATGTTTTACCACCACCGGGAACATAACCTGTGCCGCCAGTTGCAGCAACATAACCAGAACCTTTAGTATTAAGAGTTCCGTTGTCAATCAGGGCTTTAGTTTGTTCTTCTGTCAAATAAGAAGTCTGGCCTGTTGTTGGGTTGAATACTGTAGCCGTGCTTCCGCCTTGTGGGTCATCATTGACCATAACCTTGTTGCCGCCAACATCTTGCCACTGGCTGGTAAATCCACCCTTGTTCTGCATGATGTCAGACATGTTTTTGTCGTACTCATCAAAGTACTTATTGACATCTGCACCACCAAAGTCTTGGTTGCGTTCTTGGGCATAGCTCATCAAGTCGTTACGCTTGGCAATTTGTTCGTCTGTTAGACCTTCATTAGCCAAAGCATTCCAATCTGTATTGGCCAAGTTTTCAGGTGATGATGCGTTCATTGAAGACAAAAGCTCTGCAATGTTTGCAGGTGGTGCAGCTTGATCGGCATCACCGGGGTTTGTTCCAAGCAAAGATGACAGATCAACTCCGTCAACACCAGTCAAACCCATTTCGCCAAGCTGAGACAAATCAATATTGGCAAGACCAGAAAAGTCTGTTTGATCTAGATTTAAGTTACCCAAATCACCAACACCAGTTAAACCCATGTCGGCTAGGTCGGATAAATCAACTCCGGATAAATCAGCTCCAGAGAAATTGTCATCATTACCAGAGAACAACGAACCCCAGTCAAAATCTAAATCGCCTTCACCCATGATTTACCCCTTTTCTTTAGCGGGAGCCTTAATCTGGCTCATCGCGTTTTGCATAATCGTATTCATTACCGCCTTCTGGACATCGGGCGTCTGACCTTGCAACAGGCCTGTTAAAAGCTGTCCACTAACCCCTGAGAACATCTTCTGCATATCAGGCGTCAGTGTATCGGGCATAGCACTGTTAATCAAGTTGTTTGACGCTATATTCGTGCCAGTATTTAACAGAGAAGTCAAGCCAGTTTTAGTAAGATCTTTGCCGTTAAGCAGCGCGCCAACTTCAGACGATGCCAAGTTTGGTAACGCTTTGCCAATGTAATCATTAAGCGTTGCGTTTCCAGTGTCTATGTTGGGCATATATTGGCCAACCAAATTTTGAGCTAAACCTTGCACTGGGTTACCAATAGCACCTGTTACAAAGCCTTTGCCAAACTTACCACCGCCAAGTTCTGACATGGTTCCGCTGACCAATCCTGATCCAACAGCGTTAGCCAATGTACCGCCAAGCGCGCCTTCCAATGCGCCAGCTGCCAAAGAGCCAAGACCTCCAGTAGCAGCCATCAAAGCAATTTGACCGATTGGACCCATTTCGGCAAAGTCTTGGACAAGGCCTTTAAAGAAGCCACCGCCTCGTTCCACTGTTTGCTGTGGATGAGGTTTGCCGTCTGCATCCCAAACACCGGTAATACCTACACGTTTGGCTGGCCAAATCTTGTCCTCACCTCTACCACGGTAGCCGGTTAGAGTTCCGTTTGCATCGTACTGAGCATCAACAGTTACGCCCGCTGCAGTCTTGATTGGCTTTGTGTAACCAACCAATTGCTGATAATCATTATCACTACCACCACCTTCATAAACTGGGGTGAGGCCTTTTGTGTCTTTGATTTCTGCTGGAACCGTGTATTGGTAAGGCCGGTTATCTTCATCAAACGCAGTTTTGGTTTGTGGCTTGGTCATCTCCAGCTGTTTAGGAACGTCAGCAATGGTCTTCTGGTCAAGGCCAAGGAACGTTTCAAACATATGGGGCTGAAGCTTGCCGCCATACTTCTCGTCAGCAATACGCTGGGAAAGGTCTGCAACCTTTTGGATAGCGTCAGCTTGCGCGCCATACTGTTCTTTTAAAGCTGGGTCTGCATTAACAGCTGCTACAAAGTCTGTGTAACCTTTGGCCAGTTGCTCGGGCGATCCATTGCCTGCGATTGAATCACGCAAGCCAAGAACTGGCACAGCCTTTTGGACTTTATCAATGGCTAATCCGTACAAACCCTGAATGCGTGGGTCTTTTTTGGCTTCGTCAAGGAATGATTGAACGTCTACAGCCGTCTTGGTATTGTCAGATGTTATGGCCTGTAGGTTGTTTCCAAAGTTCTTAACGGGCGCAAGGTAGTTAGAAACATCTTTGCCAGTCACACCATTGCCAATAGCCTTGGCCATCTGGTCATCTGTAATGCCGTACTTCTGCTGGAGTCCCAGAACGCTCTTGGTTTTATCCAAGTCGCTGACTGTTGGGGCTGACAGGTTTTTGGCGATGCTGGCCAGACCGGTGTCAAAAGTATTAAAGATCTTGTCCACGCCGGCCTTGTTAAGGCCTGAGTACTGGGCAATCTCGTTAGCATCCAAGCCATACCGATTGGCGGCCTGATTGATCATGGCCACCTTATCAAAGTCTGACTTAGTAGTATCACCTAGAGCAGAGGTAATGTACCCCTTCATCTCTGTGCCGTAGTCTTTTAGGTACTTGTCTACGACATCTTTGCCGTACAAGTCTTGCAGCTCTTTCGTGGAGACATTGTTCTTTTGGGCCGCCTCCATGATGTTGTTAGTCTTTTCAAACTGCGTCATGTCCTTGTTGTTAAGAACATTGGAAACGTAGTCCTTAATGATGTCGTTACGGCTAGGAGGTGGCGGTGGAGCAGGAACCGCTGGCGTAGCTGGTGGTGTCACCGGCTGCGTAATTGGAGGAGCAACCGGCTGTGTAATCGGTGGCGTTACTGGGGCTTGTTGAGCTCCAGGCAAAGACGCAATACCAGTTGAAACAGGAGCTGGGACGTTGTCATTCAACCCACGCATCTTCCAGTAGTAAGCCTCAGACTGACGTTGACGTTCTTGGTCAATGATGTCTTGCTGAATTTGATCTGGTGTTCTTGTAACCGGAGGTAAGGACGCAACACCTTGTTGAGTAGGTTGTCCTACCTGCTCTTGCACAAAAGTGGATTGTGCTGGTCGAAATGGCTCGTAAATAGGTTCAGGAGGAGCTTCTTGTACAAACGCTTGTGTTGGCTGTTGTGGTGAAACTTCCGGAGCTTGTTGCTGCCAGTAAGGCGTGACGTTAGCCTGCTGGAAATAACTGTTAACCGCGTCCAATCCATAACCCGTAGCGCGCGATAAGTCTTGGGCTGACACGCCATACTGCTGGGCCGCTTGGGCAATAGCCTGCGGGTTGTTAATGTTCTGGGTTACATACGCATTGATGTCAGCATCTGAAAACGCTGGTGCAGCTGGTGCTGGCATATCTTCATATGCGTTTGAATATGTTTGTTGTAATGCCATCATCCGACCTTCCAATTTGTTCCGTCAGAATAGACGGGTACGGCTACAAGACCGCCAGTCACGACCGTTGCTCCAAATGCTGGAGCCAATGCGTCTGTAACAAAAGACCTTGCGCCCTTGCCCGAAGTAACTGCGCTGGGTAACGTAGCAACTGTGTAGTTAGTCAACGGAGGAACTACGCCAGAGGCCATTAACTGACCAGTCAGCGCATCAAGCCTGTTGAAATACAAGCGAAGCACATTGTTCAGCTGGTCAATGTACTGAGCGTCATAATCCCTTGGAGCCAGCGGCAAGTTAGGCGCAGCAACCTTATTAAGTTCAAAGTCAGACGTAATGATGTAGCTCATCGTCTTCCGTCCGGTCTGATGTCAATACGGGTAGAACCCAGCTGCCACGCTGTTCCAAGATTGCTGGAGCTAACCTTTAAGATAAGCTGACGGCCACGAACACGGGTATTGATCTGGCCAGTAAAGCCTTCGGTCACTGTATAAGATGCGCCGGTTAATTTATCCACAGGTTTAACCGCAGGAGTTCCTGTCCCAGAACCTGAGTTCTGCATGGGGTAAAGGGTATAAGTTACCTCTGGAGTGGGGCTGTTATCCGATCCTGAGAATGTCAAATCAGGCAACATCCTCCAGACAAACCCAAACTTGTCGCCATCATCAATGTCAAACTCGCATGAGGAAATGTAAGCTTCAATGCCTGTGGGCGTTCCGGTTTCATTGTTGTCCAAGCCATACTCTTGGTTCAAGATATTGCTGGTAGAAGTACTAATGTTTAATACATTGGCAGATATAGGGTAATCCCTTAGACCAGAATCTAGCCATGCTGTTCGTGCCATCGTGCCGTAGTACCAGATACCTTTGCCACCTGCTGGGTTGGGCTCGATGTAGTTGTAGATCACATAGCGGTCAATCGTAGAACTGTTGGCCGAGCAATAGAAGAACCAGACTTCATTGAAGCCTTCGTTGGTGCTGGCAAAGCACTGCTGCGATTGACCCAAGTTAATGTCTTGGTAAATGAACTTACGCAAGTCACAGTTAAGCGTATTAACACGGCCATCGTACATATAGAACTTATCCACACCCATCCAGTAAACCACGCCAGAAGCTTGGGCTACTGAGTTTTGACTGAGGATAGAGATGTTGTCGCCCAATAGCTGGCTTGACCACACGGCGGGCTGGCCAATGTACTGCAACGAATACAAGGCAGCATCTGACCAAACCACAATTTCTTGACGAGTTTGGATGGCCGTGATGATGCTGGAGCCGTGAGATAAACGCACACTACCAGCTTGGTTAGTGGCAGATGGCGTCCACTGGGTGACTGATTCCTGATCTGACCAGCGAATTAACATTGGGTCTTGGATGGTAGAGCCGTAGTCGTTACAACCCATGGCAAAGACAAACCGGCTGACATCAGAAACATACAGGTAATTTTGAATGATCGGAACGTCAGATGCGCCATCCAAAGATGTTACTGGCACTGCATTTGGCATGATGTAGTGCGAACCAGACTGAGAACCAGAGGTATTAATTGCCGCACCGCCAGGAGTCAAAGACAGGTTGAATGTCGTGCCCGTAGTGTTCTTGACGTAGTACGTAGTTCCCACAGTCAAACCTGTTGGCAGGGCAGATGGATAACCCGTGTTTGTCAAAATAATTGGCGTGTTATTTAACAAAGCAATAGACGTAGTGACTACGGTTGGGCTGGCAATTGTTATCGTGGCAGCTGCTGGAGAGACGCCAAAGTTGGCATCCCAGTAGTAAATTGGGCCACCACGGAAACCAATAATCAAATCTTCACCAAAGTTAGATTGACTCCACAGACGCAAAGCTGAGTTAGTTGTACCTCCGTACCCCCATGTTCCAGCGCCCCAAGTGCCAGCACCCCAACCAGTCAGTGGAGTCTCGTAAGCCAAACCAGTGTTAATTTCATAGACCGCGCTGACAGTCGTGCCGCCACCAGCTGTAACAGTGGATGTTGCCGCAGTTGCTGCCGTGATGGTGTATGAGCTGGCATCAATCAGTGTGATTTGGTACTGATTATTAAGATCCAAGCCGCCTACTGTTGCTACGTTACTGAACGCAACAAAGTCACCATTGGCTGCGCCGTGTGCCACATGGGTCACTGTAACAGTGGTAGAGAGGTTTGTCGTTTTGAATGGGTTACTTAGTACAGCTGCTGAACGAATCGGTGTAATGTCGTAGTACTGGCCGCCGTTCTCAAGGTAAAACTTCAGGTTTGTACCGATACCCAGCAGGTTTAAGTTGGCCAGGGTGATGAAGTTCCACAGCGAACGGCACACACCCAAGAATGAAGACACGGAAATACGTGCCCAACCGCCTAACTTTTCAGGTGTACCTTGACGAAATCTTACTTTGTCGGATTCAAACCAGCCACCCTCGTTGGTATATCGAGTGTTTTCCCGGTTAACCCCCGGCTTCAGAGCAAGTTTCTTGAGTGCCATAGCTTATTTTCCCATCAATTAGGGTGTACATCAAGCATACAGCCGAGTGCCTTGTTTGTCGATAATCAGCGTTTGTTTTCTTGGCGCAGTAGTTGGCGTATTTGGGATGCTTACATGGGTCCAACGATCAAACTCACGGATGACTTGATCGTATGGCAAACCAGAAGCCATGATGGTTTTGACTACTTCATCAGGCGTTAGTCCAGGAACCCTGATGTCCACAGCACAACCAATGCGATGCTGGCTGCTATCTTTAGAGCCCACAGCATCATTGACTTGCTTACTGCGAAAAGCTGAGTTAACCATAATTGGTCGTCCGCCCAAGGCCGATTTGACTTCCTCAAGGAAGGCGGCAAGGCGCTTAAGATTTTCCAGCTCGGCTTCGTTGGGGGTATTTTCATATTCTCTGTGGTCAGTGTGGGTCAGCTCTTCAAGCGTAAAGTGTTCAGTCAAATTCATTTTTTCACCTTATCAGCAATTTTTTCCATGGTGCGACCACCAAAGTAAAATGACATAACCAACATCCCCCACTGGCCAAGCAGCTCAACATAAGCGCCACGGGTTTCTAATTCAAATATTGATGCAATAGCAAACCCAGAATAGGCCACCAAAAGGAATACAAGCGTCATGGGACGGATGTTTTTAGACAACCAAGAGTCGCTGGCCATGTCAGCCTGAACCCGTGCAGTCAAATTGTTCTGCTCAGTCTCGTACAGTTTGGTTTCGTTGGCCATCTTAGCCAGCTCACCTTCTTGCTCCATTTTGAGCAGCTCTGTTTTTGCTGCAGCAGCTGCGGCAGGATCAGGCAAAACCCTGTCAAGAATCTTTCCACCGATGGCTACTAAAGGGTTTAAGTCGCTTAAATTCATGATGGTGTCTCGTTTTGTGAAAGTTTAACGCCAGCAAGGAGGCCAATGAAGCCACCAATGATGGTCTGAAATGCGGGATGAAGCATGGAGAAAATCTCTGCGTTATCAACTTCTTTGGCCCAAAGCCCAAGAAGAAACGCGCCGACCATGCCCAACACTGAAAGGCACAAAGTAAACGCCACCATAAGCGTTACCCAAAAACTAACTTTGTTTAACGTGCTATCCATATTACCCCCTCATACATAACGATCAAACCGTTTCCGGTTACTAAATAGTTCAAGCTCAATCGTGTGTTCTCTAGCTTTCTTGTTATACAACTCCAAGTCGTATGTTTCAACAGCCTTGCGCACTTTTTCGGCTTTTTCTTCCTGCCTTTGCTCAAACTCAAGTCTTTCAGCGCGGCGCTCCACAGCTATGGCCCTTATGTCATGCGGCCCGGGCAGTACAAAAGGAAACCATTTGTGGAGCTGGATCATTTCTTTTCACGCTCCGCCGCCCTTGCATACGCATGAAGCAGCTTGACTCTAAGCTCTGACGAATCCGCAGTACCCGCCCACATCGCCAAGTTGTTCCAGATCACCAGCAACTGCTCTGTACTACAATTGTTTCCATTCGTAGTCAGCCACATGGATAACTGCGAATGCCGCAGGCCCGGATCACCAATCCAACTTAGCCCGTAAAAGTCATTAACAACACATCTTTCATTCGCGGTGGCTCCTGCCAGACACAGCAACAGTGGCAGCAAGAGCCAACGCATACATACTTAGCTCCACTTGATGATTACGATGCCGGAGCCGCCGTTGCCGCCGTTGCCAGCACCATTTGTAAATACTCCAGCTCCAGAACCTCCGCCGCCAGAACCAGTATTGGCCAATGCGCTAGTGCCATTCATGCGATACAAGTTTGCCGATGTTGTTCCACCATATCCACCAGCACCGCCACCGCCTGCTCCACCAGAACCTCCAGCAGTTGCGTCACTGTTCCATGAACCGCCACCGCCGCCGCCAGCATAAGTAGTTGAAGTTCCTGTAATACTTGAGGCAGTACCTGCGCCACCTGCTGCTCCAGTATTGCTAACTGTTGACGCAGTTCCTGCGGCAGATGCACCGCCACCACCACCACCAGCGCCTGTTGAGTTGGAACCAGCACCGCCGTTGTTACCGCCAGTAGTGCCAGTGCCTGCTGATGTGTATGGAGTATTACCACCGCCACCGCCACCAGAACCGCCATTACCACCGGCAACATAAGAGCCTGCATTATAAGAAGCACCCTTACCGCCACCTGTTGCGGTAACACTGCTAAAACTAGAATCTCCGCCAACGGATGGCGCAGCACCGTTAAATACGCCAGCATTACCGCCAGCGCCCACAGAAACAATATACGTTGTGCCAGCAGTAACTGAAAAACCTGTAGCAGTTAATAAAGCTCCAGCGCCGCCACCACCTGCTCCACCACCGCTAGCATTTCCATTTCCGCCACCACCGCCACCACCAACAACTAAGTATTGAACTTGAGTTGCGCCTGTTGGGGCTGTCCATGTGTTGGACGAGAAGAATACGATTGTGTTTGCACCAAGCAAATTAGTTGGCGTTGTTGGAGCCAATGTGCCTGAAGATGTAAATGTATGAACGACATTACCAGCGGCATAGGTTACTGTGCCACCAGTGAAATATTGAACTGAGCCGGGATAGCGAAGGATGACAATTCCTGAACCGCCTGTTCCACCCGCCAAATTTCCTACACCGCTGTTACCAGCACCTCCACCACCACCGCCAGTATTTGCAGTTCCTGCGGTTCCTGCTGTATTTCCCGTGCCACCTGCTCCGCCGCCGCCTACACCACCAGACCCCGGCGTGGACTGAGTACCACCGCCGCCCCCTCCAGCATAAACAGTAACAGTACCACTAATGGCAGATGCAATACCTGCACCGCCATTTCCTGCAACGCCACTTGAAGGACAGGATATACCAACCGTTCCCGCCCCACCACCACCACCTCCGCTGTAGGGAGATGAACTAACTTGACCTAAACCGCCATTGTTTCCTTGACCAAAAATACCTGCGCCAGCATAACTAGCATTTGTACTCCAATGACCGCCACCACCAGAACCACCAGCTACACCAGCGGCTGTATTGCCAACGCCGCCAGCCCCTCCACCAGAAGCAACAATACGACCCGTAGAAGCGCCAGAAGATGTAGCGTCAAAAACGGAATTACCACCATTACTAACTGAACTGCTTGTTGCAGTGCCCCCAGCGCCAACAGTAACAAAATACGATGAACCCGCTGTAATTCCAACATATCCAGCAAGCAAGCCGCCCGCACCGCCACCGCCAGCAGAGCCGCTACTGTTAGGGGTATAACCACCAGACCCACCACCAGCAACAATCAAATACTCAACAACAGACGGAGGTACACCCGTCCAATTCAGGTTTTTAACCGCCTGACTGACTTGACTCAGTGTCCATATTCCGTTGTATTGAGGCATCTCTTGCTCCGATGATTAGGCTGTTGGGGCTACGACTTCAACCCAAGATGTTGTGGGTTCGTCCCATGTATACATTTTGCCATCGGTTGGCATTGCTGTAGGCGCGTCCCACAAACAAGTTTCTTCGTTCAGCACCCAGCTTGCATAAGGTTTTGGTGGGATAAACGCATCACGTTGTGCATCATAGGTAAAGCCAATACCAGCGTAGTTTTTACGCAATGGTGTGCCACCCTGAGTGTGAACGCCGCCTTGGGTGTTGTATGAGGTCTGAACCCAAGATGCTGGGTCGCCCCAGTGACCAAGGTCTAAAACGTCCTGTTCGATGACGATGACTTGCGTCACTACACCGTTTTCTACTTTTGCGAAATGGCTCATAGTTGCTCCTTAAAAAATGATTGAACCAGAAGAAGTCCAAGTGTAAATTTGATAACCGTCACTGTAACTGACTTGGGGGGAACCTGTCACCAATGCAGGTGCTGCGTTAATTTGTGGATAACGAATGATGACGATACCAGAACCGCCATCACCAGAGCGATAGTTACCCGCCCCACCGCCTGCGGTAGCACCCCCACCTCCAGTATTAGCTTGACCGGAACCGCCGGGGCCGTCTACTGGAGTATTGCCTCCACCTCCACCGCCGCCGTATAAAACTACGTTAGTACCACCATACGATCCACCAGCACCGCCGCCAGCGTAAAAAACTCGTTGTCCAGTAATGGTAGAACAGAGTCCTGTACCACCACCTCCACCAAGAGTTTGAGTAGCAGTTATACCAACTGAACCTGCGCCTCCACCTCCACCTCCGGGGCCAGCAAAACCAGAAGAACCAGCGCCGCCAGCATTACCTTGACCTGAAGTGCCTGCGCCGCCCGCCACTACGCTTCCAGAAGTCCCCGAACCACCGCCAGAACCGCCAGAGCCACCGCCACTTGAACTATTGTTGCCTCCACCAGTTGCGGTAATGCTTGAAAATACAGAATTTGAACCAGCGCCAGAGGTTCCATTAACCGTAGTGCCCGCACCGCCAGCGCCAACAGTAACAGTTAATGCAGTACCGGCGGAAACAGCAAAACCAGCAGCAGTTAATAAACCACCAGCACCGCCCCCTGCGCCTTGATTGCCACCGCCACCACCGCCTGCAACGACCAAATACTCAACAGTATCAGGAGCGCCAGCATAAGGGTTAAATGCGCGTTGAGTTACAGCAGTGTGAGTGCCAGAACCTGAACTGTTTGTAAATGTGACGGCAGAGCCGCCTTGCGTTGTGGAAAACTGGCAAGTGTTTGTACTTGTACTGATGACGTAGTACGTTGTGTTTGTAGACAGGCCAGTTGGCAAAGTGCCAGTGGTTGTGAACTGTACAGCCTGCCCCACAGCAGGTGTAGCCTGTGTTGAAGCAAAGGTAAACGTTGGTGAAGTTACAGCCGTGAACGTGCCAATCGACACGTTAATGTTCTGCCCTGCAATAAAACCACCCAATCTGGTACTCATGTTAATTCCTTAGAAGGTGATTGAACCACTGGATGTCCAAGTGTACACACGGTTTTTGTAACCTGTACCTGTGAATGGTGATGAGGCATTCCATGTTGGTGGGCGGACTACGTTTGTCGCGATAAAAGAGTTTGTAGAAGAATCTGCCAAATACGCGCCCGAAACACTATTTAATAATAACGAAGTTTGCGTTCCAGTAATAGCTGCAATGTTTGTTCCAGCAGATTGTGTTGCCTGTAATGGAACTGTTGATGGGGTAAACGTACCAGTGTAAACACCAACACCTTTAACGACTCTGATGTTTGTAGCATTGCCAATAACAGCGCCTGCATTTACATCGCAGTTTATAAGAAAATGTGGCCCAGTCGCCCCGCAAACATAGTTTGTAGAATCCGTATAAGTTGATCCAGTTTGAGTGCCATTTAAATACATTTTTGTAGATGTACCAATTCTGCACACAGCTATGTGATACCAAGTGCTTGTAGATAAAGTAGCGCCAGTAATTTGCGTTGTGCCATTTGTAGCATAAATAAGTCCGCCAGAAGTATTGCAATAAAGATGTGGGCCATTACCAGTACTTCCAGCCGATCTAAAATCTGCGAATAATGCAAATCCAGAAAAGTCTGTCACGTATGCCCAAAGTTCAATTGTGAAATCACCGGTACCAAAAACAAATTGAGATTGCCCCGCAAAACCAAATCCCAATGAATTTGATACTTGAAGAAAGCTACCCGACCCACTTGTACTTACAGTTGGTGAACCTGTTGTAGCTGTTGGAGCCGCATATACGTCTGGGTATGAAACAATGACAATGCCAGAGCCGCCGTTGTATCCAGTACCAGAACCACCTGCGCCGCCACCGCCAGTATTGGCTGTTCCATTTGCACCTGTACCACCACCACCAGCTCCGCCAGCAGCTGCACCACCTGTTGCGCCGTATCCACCACCGCCACCAGCGTAAGTTGTAACAGTTCCAGAAATGGCAGATGATGCTCCAGCACCACCGATTCCAGAATATCCAGAAATTAGGGCAGGACGGCCTATTGTTCCAGCACCACCGCCACCTCCAGAAGCATTGTTTGATGTGCCTAAACCGTTACCGCCTGAATTTCCTTGTCCAGAAGTCCCAGCCCCGCCAACCGTTCCAGCCGCTAAGTCAGAACGACCACCACCGCCACCAGAACCGCCTGCCGCTCCATTGGTTTGGTATCCAGAGCCTCCGCCACCACCATTAGCTAAAATTTTTCCAAATACTGAGTTACCACCAGTAACCCCTGCGGCGGCTGTTGTTGACCCATTTCCACCACTGCCAACGGTAACTAAAAGTGCTTGGCCATTGGGCACAGAACTAATGCCCGCAAGTAAACCACCAGCTCCACCACCGCCACCATTACCGCCGCCACCGCCACCGGCGACAACTAAATATTCCACAGCAGGAGTTACTTGGTTAGACCAACCACCTTGTTGGATACCTTGCATTACTTGCTTGAGATTAAATAAACCGTTTGCCATAAAACCTCAAAATGTTATTGTTCCTGAAGACACAAACTTGTACACGCGCCAGCCATTTGCAACATACATTTCAGGGCCGCCTGTTGTTGATGTGGCAGCCACTTGATACGCGGGATAACGAATAATCACAACGCCTGAACCGCCTGTAGCACCATAACCGTTAAAGTTAGTTGCACCAGAACCAGCGCAACCGCCACCGCCGCCACCAGTATTGGCCAAACCTTTAGTGGCGTAAGTTGTACCGCCGTATGCAGAGTCACCGCCATTACCACCGCCGCCAGTGCCTAAACCGCCTATGTAAACAGCACCGCTTCCGTTTGCTCCGCCACCGCCACCGCCAGCGTATTGAATTGGTGAACCAGTAATGCTGGAAACAATACCTGAACCACCTGCGCCGCCATTACTGACACTTCCCGTTAAGCCTACTGAACCTGCACCGCCTCCGCCTCCAGCGCCGCTAGTTTGACCGCCGCCTGCATTACCTTGACCTGCAACTCCAGCCGCGCCTGTGCTTGCGCCGCCGCCTTGACCAGCGCCACCACCAGATCCGCCTGCATTACCAGTATTGTCAGTTCCAGAACCGCCGCCAGTTGTAGTGATGTTTCCAAATACAGAAGAACCGCCAGTGCCGGTGTACACAGCGCCGCCTGCGCCAATCGTGACTGTGATTGAAGAGCCTAATGTAACGGGATAGCCCGTAGCAGTTAAGAGGCCGCCTGCGCCGCCGCCACCCATGCCATTACCATTGTTGTTTCTAGTTCCGCCGCCACCACCTCCACCGGCCACGACAAGGTATTCCACCTGCGTTACAGGTTGGTTGATACCGTCAAGTCCGACAGAAAGAATGCCGCCAACTCTTTTAAGAGACATACCAGCCCCCTATTAAGAGATAACTTCGTAGCTGATCGTGTAAGTGATGCCGCTGGCTGTACCTGATTGAACAGTAATTGATGTGCCTTCCATCAAATACAAAGCTGAAGTCTTGTCCACAACAACCAATGAAGCATTGGCGGGGACAGAAATAGCTGAAGCAATCGGATAAGCTGTGCCACCACTTGGAGCAGAGCCTTGGGCTACTGCGCCGTTAGTGTAAATGTTGACTGTTGCAGTTACAGCAGCAGAACCATTCACGTTAGCAGCAACGATTTGGTTGATCTTGAACACTTGACCGCTGGATGCGGCATTAGGTGTCAACACAACCGCAGATGTACCGCCGGGAGTGTAGTAACTTGTTGTGCCGTAAATCGTGGTTGATGCACCAGCAATATTTGGATTTGCCATGATGTTTCCTTATAAACCGAAGACGAGAGCCATTGCCACTGCTTGACCGCGAGTAGCGCCTGTTGCGGGAGCAGCCTGCCATGTAGGGGCAGCGCCTGCACCATTTGATGTGAGTAAATAACCGGATGAACCGTAGTTAGCACCGCCCAAGCCCCATGCGCCTGCGCTGGTAATACGCAGACGTTCTGTTGCGTTGGTAGCCACAAACACGTTATTTGCTGTGGTTGTACCGACTGCAATGTCTGCCGTGGTTGATGTCAGGTAAACATTGTTTGGCGAATCAAATGGGCCTGTGCCAGCCCATCCACTACTGTTCATACCAAAGTCACCGTAATAGGTGCTGGCCGTAGTGTTGTTGTTTGCTACAACCACATCAGAAGAAGCAGAAGAACCCGTATTGGTATTCTGAATCTCCATCTGCGTGTAGCTGTTTACACTGTTGGACATTGTTAGCACATGGTTTACGTCTGAGTAACCCAAAGTGCCGTAAGAGAAAGCGCCCTTGTTAGAAGAACTGCTGACGCTTGCAGATGCCGCCACATTAGATGCGGAGAATGTTGTGCCGTCCCATGTCATGTTGGCAGAAGCGCCAAATGCACCAGAGCTGTTGAACTGCACTTGCGTTGTAGAACCAGCAGCAGAGCCACCGCCCACATTCACAAAGTTAGTGCCGTCCCAAGCCACGATAGCGCGAGTACCAGCAGCCAAAGTTACGCCCGTACCAGTAGCGCCCTTGATCGTGATTGACTGGGTGCTTGTGGTGTTGTTAATAACCACATAAGTCTTAGACTGAGCAGGGACTGTAATCGTGCGAGTGGCCGTACCGCCAGCAGTCCACAGAATCACTGCGTACTGAGAGCTGTTGCCAGTCAGACCTGTACTTGCGTAAGTACCTGTGGTAACTGACAACGTAATGTCTGCATCAGCGGAAATTACTTGAGTACCAGCGATGGCCACATCAAGAATCTGCGAGATGGCATTGTTGATTGTGTCACCCCATTGGCCAGACAGTGTGCCTGTGGCTGGGAGGGTTAGTCCGATTAGCGATGTATTTGCCATCTATTGCTCCTACTGAGTAGAGATTACCGTCCAACCGGGCGTTTCGGTGTCGTTTATATCAGTCCAGCCCGGCGTTTGTGGATTACTGATATTTTGCCAGTTTGCAGTCTCTGTGTCATCAATTACTTCCCACAAATTGCGACCATTTTCTGTCGATGTAATTGCCATCGTATCTGATGTACTTACTCGATATGCCGTAGCCGCTTGTGGATTATCTGCGATAGCCAAAAGCTCTGCAATAAATTCTGTGTAATACGTGCCAACTGTTTGGCTGTCAGCCGCCGCCATTGTTTCAATCAGCGAAGCAAGCCATGTGAACAGCTGTTGTTCTGAGATGGCCATTGATTCAGTAACGCTACCCAAGAACGTAGCCACCGCTTCTTCCACCGACACAATTGGGTTGGTTTCCGTAATGGAAACAGGGAAGTTTGCCGTGGCAGATTCTGTTGTGCTGGTCGCTACTGAATCAGAAACAGTCGTGGTGTACGCCGTAGTTGCTGTATTTGAATCCGTTAACGCCGCAGTTTCGGTGACGCTTTTGGCAAATGTTGCCGCAACAGCTTCCGTTGTGGAGGTTGCCGCAGTCTCTGTAATCGACTTGGCAAATGTGGCCGCTACGTCTTCAATCTCATAAATGATTGCCAGTTCAGTCAACGCAACCGTGTAGCTTGTGATAGCCGCCTCTGTGCTGGTAATAGCCGCAGTTTCCGTGACCGATCCAGCAAACGCCGCTGTAGCAGACTCGGTGGATGTGATTGCTGCGGTTTCCGTGACCGCCCCGCTAAATGCTGTAGCCGCCGACTGGCTATCAGATATGGCTGCCGTCTCAGTTATGGACGCATTGGCCGTAAACTGGACAGTCTGAGTTTCTGACATGGGGACTGTGCCACCCCAAGGATTAGCACCCCAAGCATCTTGCCCCCAAGATGTGGCTGAAGTGAGGGACTCTTGGACACTGACCTCGTAGGTGGTTTGTCCACCCCAGCCCAGTTGTCCCCAAGTATTATCACCCCAGCCGTTGGCCATATCAGGTCAATGTAGCAGTGTATGTAACAGCAATAGTGTCGCCTGAAACAACAGACTTAGAACTAGAGAAATCACCAGCAGAGAACAATGTGCCTGTGGTGTTATCTTTAGTTGCGCTACCGCCAATGTTAATGAAGCAACCTGCAACAGTACCAGTGCTGGTAATGGAGAAGCTCACAGCAGAAGATGTGGTCTTGCTACCAGCAGAAGCTGCACTGAATGATGGTGTAGGACGGTTGCCTGAGTATGTAGGAGCGTTGGCCAAACCAACTTCCAACCAGCCAGCGTGTGAAGACTGAGTGTCTGTTACAGCTGCTGTACCAGTGCCTTTCAAACCCATCACAACTGCGCCGCCAGCGGTGTTACCCAGCGTGGTATCCAGCGTAAAATTCTTGCCCACAGTCGTGACCAAGTTCTTGATGCCGTCTTCCCATTTAATCTGGCCGTCAGCGCCGTAGCAAACAGCGTAGTAGGAACCATGAATGGACATTGTGTCTTCAGGCATGGTGTTGTATTTTGTAGATGCTTGCACCATGTCGGTGGCAGTCATTTTGTCAATAGTCATGGTGACTCCTTAGTTAGAAGAACGAATCAATGCGGCCGAAGCTGTATTGGCCGGCATTGTGATGGTGAAAGTGGTTGTTGATGTCTTGTCAGATCCAAAATCCAACACGGCCACAGACTTGTTGCCTTGCGTTACGTTGTAAATCAAAGCACACCTGGCTGTCAAAGCGGCAGACCAAGACACATTTGGGAAGCCAACATATGCTGTAAACCCAGAAGAATTAACAGTGATAGGCGTCAATACTTGGCCGCCAGCTGTATAACCAGTAGCCACTACTTCATTCACAGAAGAATAAACGGTAGTTGCTTGGTTTAAATCTGCTGCGGCCGTGTACAAAGCAATCTTGATCGTATCTGTAGTGAGATCGTGGATGCCTTGATACAGCTCGGCCTTGAAGCTGGTGGTTTGGGTTTGAACAATACTCATGAGACTGAAACCCTAACTTGACCATCACGATAAGCATCCATACGCTGTTTGCCGTCACCCAAGTTCTTGAGCAGTGCAATAGCCTGAACATAGCGTTCTTCGTACATTTTGTACATTCCATCGTCTGGTGCACTCTTCATGTACACACCAGCTTCGCACAAAGTTCCGTACAACAATGCAGAGTCAAAGTTATCGCCTAACCATGTGGTTGATGCGGTCACGATTGACTCAGGATAGTAGTAATAATGCAACTCGGCGTTGTAATTTACATTAGGTGTTGGTCCAAGAATGAACGACAGCTCGTTCACATTAGAAGACTGTGGGCCAAAAATCGCGTAATGGCGGGGCTCGTCCAGCTCTGAACTCAAAGGATAAGCTTCACGCATGAAGTTCACATCTTTGTTAAGCAAGTACAGATAGTCACCCTGGAACGTAATCGTGCCAGAAACAGTGCCGCTATTTAACACTGTTAAATAGATTGTGGTCCCGTTAATGCTGCGAACCTGTGCGTTGGTTCCAATACCTGTGCCAGTTACCTGTTGGCCAACTGAAATACCACTGTTACTAGACACAACAATCGTGCGCTGACCAGATGTGCCAGTCGCTGTTGTTGTGTTGTACGGGTAAATTGCAAGGCTGTAGGTAGACAAAAAGTCGTTTGGACAAGCCAAGTACTTATTGCCGGCTGACAATACACCCGTGACATTCTTACGCAAGTTGGCAATCTGCACCGTGTTATAGATGCGTTGCTCCGCCTGCTGGATCATCGTATTGATGGTCGTAGTGTCAAACGTGTTCTGCGTGTAATCAGTTACCGCAGCAACAAGTTGGGCGTATGTCATTGTCATGGATTAAACCTCAAGCCATTGGGCCGCGAGCCATCAAGCCTTTAGTGGCCGCACCAGTGCCGCGAATCTTGATGCCAGATGTCTTTGGTTGACCACCAGATGACTTGTTAATGTTGCCAACAGTCATATCAACTGTGTCGGCACGGCTCATATCTTTGCCGGAACTTGCAGTTGGAGTAATGGTTTTGCCAGACATATTGTGTGGCTTGGCATAGACTTTGGCATCACCAACTTCTTTGCCCATCATTTTTTTGCTGTATGTAGCCATGTTAGCCTCGCTTTTGTGCTGCAATTTTTGCCAAACCACGGCCCATTTTCTTCATGTCAGCATTGGTTTTACCAACACCGCCTTTAATGGGGCCAGTTTGAATTTTAGCCTTGGGACCGCTGTTACCCAAGTTTGTGCCTTCGGTCTTGCCTTTTTTAGCGATGCCGTCTGCTGATCGTGTGTATGCCATGTTTAGCTCCTATGAAACTGTTATCGTAACTGTACCAACTTCTGCCGTTCCAACCAAGTAGTTTGGTGTTAAATATGCATCATATTCACTTGAACCACCAACTGGATACCAGCCCCACTGAATATCCCGAGAACCACCGCTTAGATTGCCT